ATATGCACCAACACCATCATATGCACCAACCCCATCATATGCACCAACACCTTCTTCAGCACCTGCACCTTCATCATCATCTATAATGAATAATTTAATAAGATTATCATTATCTTCACCTTCAGTTGTACCTTCATCAGCACCTTCAGTTGCACCAGCACAAGTATCAGCACCTTCAGTGGCACCAGCACAAGTATCAGCACCTTCAGTGGCACCAGCACAAGTATTAGCACCTTCAATTGCACCAGCACAAGTATTAGCACCTGCACCAGCAGCTTCATCGGTACCAGTATCATTGTCAACATCAGTACCTTCAACACGAGTATCATTGTCTGCACCAGTATTATTGTCAACACCAGTACCTTCACAAACACGAATATCATTGTCAGCCCCAGTATCAGCCCCAGTATCAGCCCCAGTATCAGCACAAGTATCAAATGTAATTATACAAGAAGTAACAAATCGATTAAATAATTTACCACAAAATGCAACACAAGATGTACTACTAAATTCATTACAAACTATTACTGGAGCTCAACAAGTATCTGTTGTTATTCCATTTCCAGATAACTTAAAATCAATAATTAATAATAATCCAGCAACATACCCAGAATTAGTAGGAACTACTTTACCTATTGCGCTCGCAACAACTACAACTAATCCTAATACTGGTAATCAAACAGTTGATATTTCTCAAGTTCAATCAGGATTACATTTAGTTGTACCTGCATTAAATGAAGGTGTTACTATAGAAATAGGTAATATTAAAATTTTACGTGGTACTGGTTCACAACGTAAAGAACTTAGTACCGATAATGGTGAAACTTGGATTTCTATTGGAACACATATTATAGTAGGAAATAAAAAATTATTATTAGCGGGTTTAGGCAGTCCAGTTGTATTGACTGTAGAAAATTATAATCCTATTATATCAAATAAACCATCATTCTTATTTGATTATTTATTTTATTTATGTTTTCCAATATCATTTATTGGTGCAATATTTTACGGTATGATATCAATTTTGAGTATAGATCCTGCTACTATTATTACCAATAGAAATGTATCAGTTGGAGTAAATATATATATTGGTATATGTGCAATAATGTCTGTATTTATTTGGTTTAATTATCAAAATCCTATATTAAAGCCTAATGTTTATAATCAATATTCTAATAGAAAATCTTTACAATATTAAGAAATCTTTATAAAATAATTATTAAATTAATATAAACAATAACATCATACAAATAATATGATGTTAATTGGTATAGATCTAGGTACTAATAATACTGTATTATCATATTATGAAAATGGACATTTACATGTTATTGATAAAGCAATTCCAAGTATTGTGTATATTAAAGATGATATTATTAAAATAGGCGAAGATGCATTATTGTTAGATCATCATAAAAATCTTAAGCGTAAATTAACGAATAATCCAAAGGTATTATATTTATATCAAGCATTCTTAACTAAGATTAAAGAAGTGATTGATGTTTTTTTTAATATGAAATATGAAGCTAATATGAAATATGAAGTTAATATGAAATATGAAGCTAATATGAAAAATATAGAGTATCAAACTATAGTAACTGTACCCGCATATTTTTCAGAAATGGATAAAGATATAACTAAACGAGCAGTATTAGGTGCAGGATTACCTTTACTTAGATTACTATCAGAACCAACTGCCGCAGGAATTGCATATGGGCATTTTCATCATACATTAGAAGAAGTTATTTTAGTATTTGATATGGGGGCAGGAACTACTGATTTAACTCTTATGAGAAAGTCACTAGATCAAGAAAATAATTTTTACGAAGTTATAAGTTTAATGGGTGATGTAAAATTTGGTGGTATAGACATTACGAGTTTATTGAGTAAAATATTGCCACCAGAAATTGATCCAGAAAAAGCAAAAATTAATTTATCTTCTAATGATATTCCAGAATTATCACAAAAAAAGTATTTTAGTATGTTAGAAGATAACTATTTGGAAAAAATTAATAAATTATTTGATAATATATTGAAAGATGGTAATATGAATAAAAAAGATGTAAATCAAGTAATTTTAATAGGAGGATCAACAAAAAATCCATTTATTAGAAAGACAATTTCAAATTATTTTCAGAAAGATTTGGATCATATAATAGATCCAGATACTGCGGTATCATTTGGTGCTACTATATATGGTAATTCATTATTATCAAAAAATAACACAGTTGTTTTAATAGATAGATTACCAATGTCAATTGGTATAGAAGCAGAAGATGGAAAATTTGCAGTATTAATAGAAAAAAATACAATTATACCTACAAAAAAAGAATCATATTTTACTACACAAGAAGATAATCAAGAATACATAGATATAAATATTTATCAAGGGGAACACAAATATGTAAAAGATAATTGTTTAATGGGATTATTTAAAGTAGAATTAACTGAATTAAAACCAAAAGCAACATTAAAAATAAATGTAAGTGCTGAAATAAATCCAGATGGGATATTAACAATAACTGCAAAAGATTCATATAATAATAAAAATTCACTAAATATTAAGACAATAAGAGATAATAACATTGAAAAATATATGACAATATTACCACATGAAATTTATGAAGAAGAATATAATACATTAAATAGTATGTATTCTAGTATAAAACAACAAATATTATTTCAATTAGAAGAAAATATATATTCTAAGTTAGATTCAGTGACAAAAGAAACACAAATAAAATTATTTAATGAATATAGACAAAAATTAGAAATACTGTTAAATACATATACTGAAACAATAAATATAGAAATTCTTGAAGAAAATATTATAGAAATAAAAAAGATAATACAATATATTCAAAGAGATTTTAGTGTATATTTAAATAATTATATTATTGATAATAATGAAGAAAACTTACAAAATTATATGGAGAAATTAGAAAATATAATAGAAAATATAAATACATTTAATTTATCAGAAATACAACAAACTAATATATTAGAAATTATTGAAGAAATTATTATGTTAGATAATAAAAATTGTGAATTATTATATAGTAAGATGAATGAAATATTAGGGTTTAATTCTTAAATTAATTTCAAATAGTGAATTATGAGAATAAGAGATTTAAAAATATACATATTAAAAAATGATTATGATAAATATATTAAAATATTACATCAATTTAGAGATCATATACATAAATTATATTATTATCATATCATATCATCATATGATAAATCATTATATTTAAATGAATTAACAGATATCCATAAAATATTAAATGAATATTATAATGATAAAATTATAAATTTTTGTGAATCAAATAATGAATTAACACATGATATATTAGAATATGAAATCCATCATATAATATCATATATTAATAAAATGAGATTAATTTTAGAGATAAAAGATACACATGAAATATTTTATGATAGTTTTAATAATCCATTAGGAATGATTAAAACAAATATAAAAAAATTAGCAGGAAATATTGGATATCCTAATATTAAAATTGCAATTGAATTGTTAGTAAATGATTCATATGTATATGATACAAAAACAAAATTATTAATAGAAAATTATAATTATTTATATATACCTACAAAATTAGTAGAAAAAGATAATGCACCTGATTATTTTAATAATTTTGAATTATTTACAGATAATATTTTTATTAAAGAATCAATATCAGATACTAATATTTTTGTGCCATTTTATGATTTATATATTAAAAATCAACATAATTATATTATATTAAAAGGTATATTTATCCCAGATGAAATATCATTATTTATGAGAAGTAGTATTATTATATTTAATCAATTATACGTAAAAAGAAAGTATTTAGAAACATTAATAGATAATGAATTATCAAGAAATATGTTACGATCATTATCAATTGGTGAAGTTATAACATATTCAACTGAAAAAATATTAGATTTAATTATAAATAATATAACAAAATATTCGAATATTAAATCTAAAAATCCACATGTCTTGTACAAAGAATATATAAATAAGAATAATATTAGTGAATTATATAATATTATTAAAATATTATTAGCGGGAGAGGAAGAAAATTATCAATTAGCTGGATATTTATGTTCTTTAGCAAAAGAAAAGAAATATAATGATACAAATTTATCGGATGCAATGTATATGTATTTAAGTTATATATCACAATGTAAATTAAAAAAATATATGATAATGATTAAAGATACTAATAATGAAGATGTTGATTATAAAAAACAAGTATTAACACATTCGTATATGCCAGATAAAATTAAACAATATGCATTAGAGAAAATATCAGAAATGAAGAGTAATAATAATGATTATCATAAACAATTATTATTTGTTAAAATTTTATTAAAATTTCCATGGATATCCCAAGAAGAAACTAATTTATTTAAAGAAAAATTATTAGAAAAAGAACCATTAATATTATTTAATGAGATAGAAGAAAATTTTAATAAAAAAGTTTTTGGACATAAAAAAGCAAAAGAACAATTTATATTACAAATTGCGAGATGGTTTTCTAATCCAAATGGGAAAGGATATACTATTGGATTAAGTGGACCACCAGGTGTAGGCAAAACATTATTAGCTAAGAGTGTAGGTGATATATTAGATTTACCATTTATTCAAATTACATTAGGTGGTCAAAATGATGGTGAATTATTACATGGTCATGGATATACATATAGTGGTGCACAACCAGGAATGATTGTAAAAAAATTAGCTGATTTTGGTAAAAGTAGATCTATTATATATTTTGATGAATTAGATAAATGTAGTTCTAAACATGGGGTAAATGAAATATCAAGTATATTAATACATTTAACAGATCCTAATATGAATCAAACATTTCAAGATAGATTTTTTCAAGGTATTGATTTTCCATTACAAAATTGTATATTTATTGCATCATATAATGATTCATCATTAATAGATCCTATATTATTAGATAGATTTGTAGAAATAAATGTATCACCATATACATTAAGTGATAAAATAAAAATAATAAAAGATTTTGTATTGCCAGAAATACTTAAAGAAATTGGATTAAATAAAAATATTATAATATCAGATGAGGTAATTAAAAAGGGTATCTTAGAATATACGAATGAAGCAGGTGTAAGAGATATTCGTCATAAATTGGAATTAATATTAATGAAAATTAACAAAGATGTGTTAATTAAAAAAATTACAGATGAAACAATAAATATAAGTTGGGATGATTATAAAAGATATATTGATGAAAAATCGTATAAATCTGAAAAAATACATAATGAACCAATTATAGGAATGATAAATGGTTTATATGCAACATCATCTGGAAGAGGTGGAATTGTACCTATTCAAATAGTACCATTATATGGAGAAAAAAGTTTTACATTAAAATTAACTGGATCACTAGGAGATGTAATGAAAGAGAGTATTCAATGTGCATACACAACTGCAGTATCTTATATAAAAAACAGTGGTCATGATATATCAGAAATATTAAAAAAATATGAATCAGGATTTCATATACATGCTCCATGTGGGGCAACGCCTAAAGATGGTCCAAGTGCAGGTGCTGCATTTACATTAGCATTTATTAGTACATTATTACAAAAAAAGATTGATAATGAAACAGGAATAACAGGTGAAATTGAATTAACAGGAAAGATAACTAAAATAGGTGGATTAATTAGTAAATTACAAGGTGCAAAATTAGCTGGTATTAAGCGAGTTTTAATTTCAGTAGAGAATGAAGATGATGTTAATGAAATTAAAGAAAAATATGAAGAAATAATTCAAAATCTTGAAATTATATTGGTGAGTGAAATAAAAGATTGTGAAATAATTTATAAATAATTATATAATTATTTATGTAAAAATAATTAATGCTACTAAAGAACCAACTGCTGCAAGTAATGGTAATATATTTGATGAATTTGTATCGGAATCAGATACGGGATTAGATACAGGTTCAGGTACAGGTTCAGGTTTAGATATAGGATTAGATACAGGTTTAGATATAGGATTAGATACAGGTTTAGATACAGGTTCAGGTACAGGATTAGATGCTGCTTTAATTAAATCAGATTCTGATAAATTTCTAATTAGTTTATTTGAATTATTTATTACATTTTCTAATGAATCATGATTAAATACAGATTTTTTATGTGCATCAACTTTAACAAATGTATCTGGAAAGTTAAATTTAATTTTATCTAAATATTCCAATGTTTCTTTATTAATAATAGATAATAGATAATCGTGTAATTTTGTTAAGTTAGAAATTATATTATTATCATTATTAATAAATGATGTTTTTATATCACGAATCATTTTAATTATTTCATCTTCATTTAAATCTATATCAATAATACGAGTTATTCTATCAATGAAAGTATCAATTTCAATTAATATATAATTTTTATCATAATTTATATTTTTATTTATTAATAATTGAAGAGTTTCAATATCAGCATTAATTTGTGATAAAATTGATACACTGCTATTTATTAAATATTCTAATTTATTTAATGTTTCAACATCATGTCTTATTTTTGATAATGACCATAATCTTTTAGCAGATTTAAATGGTTTTACATTTCTATATTTTTGAATATCATTAAATAAATGTTCTTGTATATTATCAAAAAAATCTTTATCTACATTAATAAATCCATCATTAGATTTTAATATAAAAAATGTAGACATTTCAACATATCTACTATTGTATGGTACAATTATATCTAGTTTAATTATACTTTTCATATTGCATGCATCAGTTAATGATAAATTATTATATTTTTCACTTAGTATTTGATCTGGTTTCCAATGTAAATTACCTGCTTTAAAATCAGAAAAGAATACATCTTTACTAGATATAATATTTTGAACCATTTTTTTAATATTAGAAATAAAAGATGAAATAAGATCATTTGTACTAGAAGGTATATCAACAACATTATTAATATCAATATCACTTGGATTATGTTGAATTTTATATGTAGCTGATCCAATAGGAATAATATGTGTGTTTGGAATGGTTATCATATTTATATAATTTTTTATTTGATCAGGTAAATTATCATATTTAATAAGTGTATCTAATCTGTTTAATGGTATTTCACCAATTAATCCTCCTAATTGATGTGTTTTTTGTGTATATTTAGTTAATTTTGTTTTATAGTTCATAATATATATAATATATTATATTTTTATTTTTTTCCATATATTAATTGTTTGGGTAATATTTTTGCTTTTGTAGTATTTGTTTTTTCTTTATTTTCTTCAGGTTTAGTTAATATATTTTCTTTAATATTTTCTTCAGATTTAGTTAATATATTTTCTTTAATATTTTCTTCAGGTTTAGTTAATATATTTTTATTGGTATTTACTTCTAATATAACATCTTCATTTGAATACTGAATAACATTATCTTTTGAATCTAAATTATTAATTTTATCAGTAACAATATTTATAATATGATTATCTGATGTATTAATTTCAGATTCATTATTTTTTAATAATTCTTTACTTATTTTATTTTCAAATAATTTAGAATATACTGAAGTTGGTTCTAATTTATTGCAATTTTCAGGCATTTTAACATCTTTTACTTTTTTAAAAGTATGAATAAATTTATCAATAATATCTTGAGGAATAGTTGGATTTTGTTCCATTAATCTATCTAATTCTGATCGTGCATATTTAATAAATTCACTTGCATTTCTTCTTTCATCTGGATGAATAGATAATTCTGTTTCAATTGTTCTTTTAAATTTAGACCATTGGATACTTGAAATTCTATGTGCTTCTTCACTCTGTGCATAACCTAGAAAATTAGATACAGTTGATATAACACCAGTAATTAAAGATAATGTACCAATTACAGCATTACCATAATTAAATCCAGCAGGAAATATAGTGGAAATACCAAAATTAGCAGTACCACTAATTGTTGATAATACAATTACAGGTATACCTAATCTCATATTAATTGTTCTAAATTTTCGTTGTGTTGCATCGTGCATCCATGTGTAACATGCAGCTTTATCTGCCCATGTTGATAATAATTCATCGTGTTCAAAAGACCATTTTCTATTATTTAAAATAGATTCATCTACTTTAGGCGATTCATTCTTTTGCATTACATCCGACATCTTTATATTCTTTATATATATTTTTATTACTAAAAAATTGAAAATATAACATTATATATTTGTTATTAATTATTGTACTTCAGACTTCAGATGGATCCCTTTAAACAGTGCTCTGTGTGTTCCGCGGTTACGGATATAAAATGCACCAATTGTAAGGATTGGAGCATTTGCAAACAATGTTTTCAAAAAATAATTAGCACAAAACTTCATATTAACATGAAAGTGTGTTGTCCTAATTGTAATTTAGAAATTGATCCAGAAATTATTAGTATGTTTAAATTAAAAAAAGATGTGGTTGTGAGCAGTGCTAATAGTGGCGGTGGCGGCGGTGGCGGCGGTGGTGGCTGTGTCTGCGTCGGTGGTGGTGGTTGTTGTTGTGCTAGCGTCAGTGTCAACGACAGTGGCAACGGCAGCACTAGCGTCAGCGGCAGCACTAGCGTCAGCAGCAGCACTGGCGGCAGCACTAGCGTCAGCAGCAGCACTGGCAGCAGCCATGAATGTATTATTTGTTGTGAGATAGTAGATAAATTAGTCAAGTGTGAATATTGTAATAATACATGTTGCAATGACTGTTTTCAACAACATTTATTACTGTCTGGTATTAAACCTAAATGTATGCATTGTGCTGCTAATTTATTATTTGAACATATTATTAAAATGTCTGATTCTGAATGGTATACAAAAGTTTATAGATTAAAACTTCAAGAATTCTTTTTTATTGAAGAAAAGAAATTAATTCCAGAATCAATTGATCACATGCATGCGTATCTTAATGCACAAGGATATGCTAGAGTTGCACAGATGATTAAAGTACAAGTTCCTGGTCGGTGGAACATGTACCATGGGGACATCGAATATGAATATGAAGAACAACTAGAAGAATTATCATTATCGGAAATAAATGCGAATCGTTGCTTAGAAGAATATGGTAAAGGATGGGTAAGATTTAATTTTGAAACAAATCAATTTGACGATCATACAACCAAAAAATTAAATGCATATGATGAATCTATTTTTCCTTGTCCAATGTCAATGTGTCTTGGTTTTGTCAGAGAAGGTTATTGTAATATTTGTAATAAACATGTATGTAGTGATTGCAGAGAACCAAAAAGTAGTACTCATAAGTGTAATCCAGATACTATTAAATCAATTCGAGTATTAGCTAAGAGTGGTCGTAATTGTCCTAAATGTTATATTCCAATTTCAAAAATTGATGGCTGTGATCAAATGTTTTGTACTGAATGTAAAACTACATTTTCATGGAATTCAGGACGAATTTATAATGATAATGAATTTCATCATAATCCGCATTATCTAGATTGGATTGCAGAACAGAGAAAAAATGAAGCCCTAATTCGAATTATGCATCTTAGACAAGATGATTATAATTGTAATGAATATATTAGTATTAAAAATCTATTATCATGTTTTTCATTAGAAGCTAATCAAAAATATAAACAATATAAAAATTCAAGAAAAATATCATTAGTAATTAAACCATTAGAAAATGAAGCTGAATATATGTCTGAATTTTTAAAATATCATAAAGATATTTTACATGTACGTGCAACTGCTGGAAATCATGCAAATGTACAACCACTTGATAACAATGATTTACGTGTACAATTACTATCAAATGAGATTGATGAAAAAAAGTTTAAAGAATTAATAGAACTTAAATATTATGATTATAAT